TGGCGGGGACGGCAGCCAGCTGGCCGGCCGGCAGCGCAACTTGGGCGCGCTGAACAACGGTGGCGTGAACCCCGAACGGGCCGGCAACGGTATCCAGCTGCGCATGATGGTGGATGGCAACGTGCCCGGGTTCACCGCAGGCCAGAACCTGGACCGCGAGGCTCTGGCGCGAGCGTTCGTGGCGAAAGCCCAGAGCCTGAACAGCCCCGGCGCGGCCGGGCGGCACACCGTGGCGCACATCGAGTTCGACTATCCCGAGTCGAACACGCTGTCTGCGACTGACTTCTACGTCAACCAGGACCGGATCGCGGCGGCCACCACCCCGCAGGCCCTGACTGCGGCCCAGTCCGGCGGGTTGTGTCTGCCGCTGGAGGTCATCTACGACATTCAGACCGTCGGCGTGACCGACCGGCCGGTGCGCGACGCCCTGACGCCGTTCCGGGTGGAGCGCGGCGGTATCCAGTACCGTCTGCCGTTCGACGCGCTGGCCATGGCCGAGGGTCTGGGCGTGTGGGGTCAGGACAACGACCAGTCGGTAAACGTGGATGGCACCGGCACGGTGACCTACACCGGCGGCACCGACTCGCAGGGCAACGCCTACGGGCCGAAGTCCTGTCTCGTGGTCGACTGTCCCGGCGTGGTGGAGGCGTCGATCTATGCGACCTACCTCTGCCTGGAGTTCGCCAACATGACGGCGCGGTTCGACACCGAGTGGGTGGACGCGACCAACAGCGCCAGCCTGGTGTCCTGGAGCCGGTTCGCGGAGAACCAGCTGCTGTCGCGCCTCATGGCCGCCAGCAAGATCACGTACTCGACGGTCCAGTTCTCGGCCGTGCGGGACATCCTGGCCACCTACGACAAGGTGATCAGCTACTACCGCAACCGGCACCGCTTGAACACCACGATCCCGCTGCACACGATCATGCCGCAGTGGTTGATCAACATGCTGTTGACCGACGTGGCCCGGTCCATGAACACCTCCGGCGACTTGTCCGGCTTGTTCGGTCTGGCCCAGTCCGCGATCGAGAGCTGGTTCCGGACCCGCAACGTCAACGTCACCTGGCACCTGGACGGCCTGAACGCCACCGCGGCGGCCGTCGACGGCGTCATGGTGCCGCAGCAGTGGTACCAGCCGCTGGCCTCCGGTCAGCCCGTGCCCGGCTGGCCCAACGCGGTGGACACGCTGCTGTACAAGGAAGGCGACTGGCTGTTCCTGGACGGCGGCACGCTGGACATCGGCCTGGTGCGCGACTCGCAGCTGAACCTGCGCAACCGTTACCAGACGTTCACCGAGACCTACGAGGGCGTGGCGTTCCGGGGCCTGGAGTCCCTGCGGGTTGTCATGCCGCTGGTGCCCAACGGCGCCAGCTCCGGCACGATCGCACCACCGGTGACGACCGACGGCATGGCCGCGTACACCCTGTCCGGCGGCTGATCGATGGGGAAGGACCGGCCGGGCGGTTTCGAGCGCGGTCGGGCCGCCCGGCTCTCCCTCATCGACATAGGAGGCACGCATGGCGTTGTTCACCGAGGTCAAGCCGCAGTTTGCCCGCAAGGCGACTGCGGCGGACCTGCGCAGCTCCGCAGCGTCGCCGGAGGACACGCCTGCGCACTGGCAAGGCGGCATCAGCTGGCGCACCGAGCTGTGCCCGGCCTATCAGCTGGTCAACCCCTGCGTCGATCCCACGACCGAGATCGAGGACTCGGCCGACGACGTGGTGTTCTACGAACCGCAGGGGTTCCGGGTCACCGACGTGTGTGCTACCCGAAACGTCGGGTTTGACATCGAGCGCGTAACCCGCATGACCGATGCGGCCACGAGCTACGCAGCAGCATCGGAGCTGTGGAGTGGCACCGGTACGAAGGCCAACCCGTTCACCGACGGGTACGGCAACACCGACCAGACCAACATGTATCTGGCCGGCCCGACTGCTACCACGATCACCGACACGCCGGCCGACGCCATGGAGGCCCTGGGTGTGCTGGAGGAACGTGCTCGACAGGCGGCCCGCGGGCAGCAGGTGTATCTGCACGTGCCCACGCGGATCACCACCCAGCTGGGCGCCCAGCTGCGGCGAGTCGGAAACATGATCTACACGCAGACCGACGCCATCGTGATCGGGGACCCCGGCTACCCCGGGACCGGTCCGGATGGCACCGGCGGCACGGCGCCAGGCGTGTGGTGCTACGCGACCGGACCGGTGGTGCTGCGCCTGGACGATATCGTGCCGATCACTGAGGCCCAGGTGACCGTGGACCGGCGCAGCAACCTGCGCCAGGTGTGGGCCGAGCGGATGTTTGCCGCCACGTTCGATCCGTGTTGTCACTTTGCGCTACAGATCAGCTAGGGAGAGATCGACATGACGAGTCCGGCCTACGATGGTGCGGGCACCCTGTTCGCGCTGGGCTTGCGCCTGTCCAAACTGGACCCCAACGGTGTGCCACTGGTGGGAGCCAACAACGCGTACACCAGCGATGCCCTGGTCAAGATCGAGATCGGCCTGGAGTACGAAGACGCGAAAGAGGTCGTCCAGCTCAACGGCAGCGGCATCGCGTGCGTCAACTACCAGGCCCCCTACACGCTCAAGCGCGGCAGCATCTCCGGCCTCCAGATTTGCCAGCCCGACCCCTACCTGCTCCAATTCCTGCTGGGCGGTGACGTGGTCGTGTCCACCGGCAGCTCCCCGCAGGTGATCGGCTACCGGGCGCCGTTGGTCGGTGTCGAGGAGAACCCCAACGGCGTGAGCGTGGAGGCCTGGTCGCGCGGGGTCGTCGGGTCGGCCTACGCGCGCACCCTGCCCTATCTGCACTGGGTACTGCCGCAGTGCTACTTCACACCGTCGGGCACCTGGGCGTTGGCCGCCGATGCTGCGATGCTGCCGGACATGACCGGCTACTGCGTCCAGAACCCCGGGTGGGGCAAGGGGCCGAACGACGACTACCTCCAGCCGTCTGACCGCGTGTGGCAGTACACCCGTGAGGCCACGATCCCGACTCTGGACGCCGGCCCGACCGCCGTGATTGCTCAGTCGTGAGCAATCCGGCGCCGGTCACACAGGAACTGTGCTCAGCCTGGGCCACCCCCGACGACGTGCCGGAGCAGTGGCGGGCCAAGCAAAGTGACGACCAGTGGATCATCACCCTCATGGCCGCCAGCGAGATCCTGTACCGGTTGTCCGGTTCGGCCTGGTCCGGCGGCGGCTGTACCTACACCGCGGAGTTGCGGGGTCGTCCGCCGGAGCCCGGTAGCGGGGCCTGGCCGTACTACCGCACGTGGGGCATGTCGCCGACCGGACCAGGCTATTGGTGGTGGAACAGCGTCGTCGGGTTCGCCTGGTACCCGCAGTACCTGGGTCCGGTCGTGATGCCCTACGCGGTGAAGCTGCCGCACGACGAAGTCACCGCGGTTACGTCGGTGACGATCAACGGCGTGGCGTTCAACTCGTGGCGACTGGTTCGCGGTTCCTGGCTGGAGCGCACCGACGGCGACATGTGGCAGAAGGCCCTGGACGACACGCTGGTGACCTACACCTATGGCACGCCGCCACCGATCGGCGGGAAACTCTCGGCGGTCCGCCTGGCGATCGAGATATTCAAGTTCGACACCGAGGACCCGACTTGCCGGCTGCCCAAGCGGGTCACCTCGATCTCCCGGCAGGGGATCAGCGTCGCAGTGATTGACCCGATGAAATTCCTGGACGTGGGCCGGACCGGCGTCTACGAAATCGACTCGTGGCTCAGTGCGGTGAACCCACAGAGTCGCAAACGGCGGGCCAGGGTGTTCAGTCCGGATATACCCCGGGGTATGTGATGTTGCTGCACGTCATCGGGGACTGGGCGTACTGGTTTTTCGGCCTGTCTGGCACCGGCCCGATGTACGCGTGGTGGTCCGGACCTGGGTCCGATATCGCGGAGGTCACGGTGGTGACCGTGCCGGTCCTGGCGCTGTGGCGTCATTTCGACTGCCGCGAGCCGGGCTGTTGGCGCTGGGCCTTGCGCGAACTGGTCGACCCGGACACCGGGGAGCGATTGCGGGTGTGCCACAAGCACCATCCGCACGGCAAGGTCACCTCGCGGCACCTCGCGGATGTTGCGGCACGCATGCATGCCCGGATCAGTTCGGGCAACCCTACGATCAGTGCATGACCCTCATTCGCGAGCACGACCCGTTCTCCGGTCACCGGCCGGAGACGCCCCCCACGCTGGCTGAGCGTGCCCAGGCCGCCCTGGAGCAGGTGGGCGCGGACCAGCCGCCCAGCGAACCGGAGCCGACCGTGGAGGCCGTCACGGACGCCGTTCCCGAGTTCATCGCGCCCACGCCACCGCAGCCGGCACCCAGGCGGCCCCGCGGCGGCGGCCGGCGTCGTCGTAAGCCCACGCCGGCCGAGGTCCAGGACGCGATTCGGCAGATGGACGCATGAGCACGCTGTACGACGAGAACGAACCCACCACCGGCCTGGACATGTGGACGGTGGCCAGCGGACTGCTGGCCTACATCGTGTCGTTTTTCAGTGCCAACGGTGTGAACCTGCCGGCCCGCCAGTACGTCACGGCCGGAGATGCGGCCACGGTCGCCTGGGACTGCGAACAGCTCGTAGTGTGCCTGGCTGATATCGGGTGGGGTCGATCGATGGACGCCACCCAGTTGAGCCCGACATTCGGCAAGGCGGCCAGCGTGAACGCCATGCGGCACGCCACGTACGCCATCGAGCTGATCCGCAAGGCGCCCACGGTCGGCGAGTCCGGCGATATCCCCACCGTCCAGCAGATGAACGATGCCGGCATGCAATCCCTGATCGATGCGGGCCTGCTCAGCCAGGCGCTGGTCAACTTCGTGGCGTTCCGCAACGCGTCCCTGCCGATAGGGGGCAGCGTGCAAGCTGGCGCGGTCCAGCCGATCGGGCCGGAGGGCGGCCTGGTGGGGCTGTCCGGTGCGCTGGTGATGACGATCGGCGAGCTGTCGGCCAACGCGGGCGGCACGTACCTACCGGTCAGTATCCAGAACGGGTCGGGGTAGCCGTGCCGGTAGTGGTCGCGTCGGCGACCGGGCGGGTGGACACCGCCCGGTACCGCTACTTCCTGAACGACCAGGCCGGTCCGGTGCGCCGGGAGCTGCGCCGTCGGGGCCTGAAGATGCATGCCAGCCTGATCCGCCGCACACCACGGCGTACCGGCAAGCTGGTGTCCACCGCGCGCCAGGAAAGCGGGCTGACCGGCGAAATGCCCTGGGTCCAGTCGACGCTGGGCCGCGCGGGGGAAACCGACTACCTGGGTTACCTGATCAACGGCACGCCAGCGCACCTGATCTACCCGCGACAGAACCGGCCGAACGCGCACCTGCGCTTCGTCGTCGGTGGTGTGATCGTCTACGCCAAGCTGGTGCACCACCCCGGAACCCGGGCGAACAACTTCATGCACGACGCACTCATGGACGCGAGGGGTTGACATGGCAGGCAAGCGTTACGGCACCGGCACCAACAAAACGATCACGCCGGTGCCGTTCGAGCTGGCGCTCTACCGCGACGGCGTGGAGGAGGTGCACGAGTTCACCGCGGTACCCGCGATCGACATGGCATCGGTGACCAAGCTGGTCGACCAGGGCGACTTGGCGGGCAAGGCGCAGGCGATCATGCGCATGATGGCGCGCATGCTGATCAACACCGATGGTGTGTCGGCCAGCTGGGAACCCACGCCGTTGCCGCGACCCAAGAACGCCAGTGCCACCTACCAGGTGAAGTTCCGCGGACCCGACGGCAAGCTGTATCCGCTGGACCGGGTCGGCGAGTTCACCGATCCGGCGAAGGGATCGTCCCGGCGCCGGTGGAATCACCTCATGTTCGAGGATGAGGGCGTGGTGGTCCAGATGGAGACCCTGGTGGAGGTCATGGAGGACCTGGTCAGCGCGGCGGCTGACCGCCCTACTCCCGCGTTGTCGTCTACCACGCGATAACGCAGCACGACCTGGTAGGCCCGTACATCCGGGGCCGTCTCGTCCTGGCCGGAGTTGACTTGTGGACGCCGGTTGCCGACTGGTGCGACGTGGTGCATGTGATCCTCACCGAAGTGCCGCACGACCGGCTGAAGGCTTTGCGCGACGGGTTCACGACAGCAGACGCCGTGGTTGATCCGAAGCGTGCCCGCGAGACGTGGGGCCTACTGCCTGAACATGTGGCCATGGCGGGAGCGCTGGAGTCAGCGGACATCGCCGACGCTGTCCCGGCGCCCACGCCGGAGGTGCCGGAGGTGCCGTTACCACCGATCCCGACGGGAGGTCCCAGCGGGAGGCGGTGAGACGTGGCCACGGTGATCGGTGAGGCATCGATCCGACTGACCATGGAAACCGCTGGTCTCGAACGGCAGATCAACGACGCGATCAACAAGGCGCTGGCCGGCGTCACCGTCACCTCCGACCCGCTGGCCAAGCTCCAGGCGGAGATGGCGGCCAGTGAGCAGGACCTGGCCGCCGCGCGCAACCTGGCCACCGATGCCGATGCGAAGGCGCAGGCCGCGGAGGAACGCCTGAACGCGGTGCGCACCGGCGAGCGCGTCGTCCAGAAGGACGTGACCGACGCCGAACGCACCCTCACGCAGGCCCGCCAGGATGCGGCGGTGGCCGCCGACCTGGTGACGGAGGCGGAGAAGCGGCACGGCGTCGCGGCGGAGGCTGTGGCCAAGGCCAGCGCGGATGCCGGCCGGGCAGTGGAGGACGGTAAGAAGGCCGCGAACGATGTGGCCAAGGCGGCGGATCAAACCACCAAGAGCCTGAACGGTCTGACCGGGCAGGTCAATGCGGTGAGTAAGTCGTTCGCCAACATGATCACTCAGTTCGGTAACGCCGGCCCGGTCGCCGGAGCGGTCCAGTCCAAAGTGGGCCTGATGGCCACGGGCATCGTCTCGGCCATGGGGCCGGCCATTGGCCTACTGGGCGCCACGGCCCCCCTGGCGTTCATCGGCCTGGGCGTCTTGGCGGAGAAGGCGAACACCCAGGTCACCGCGGCCTTCACCAAGATGAAGACGAGCGTGCAGCAGACGCTGGCCACAGCGTTCGCTCCGATTGTGCCGGTGCTGGTCAACGTGGCCGGCTTGTTCCAGAAGACCATGTCCGGACTGGCGCCCGCTTTCGCCCAGGCCGCGACCGCCATCGGTCCCATGATCACCATCCTGGCGCAGGCGTTCGCCGGGTTCGCCACCACCGTGGTCCCTGCCCTGGCTGGTGCGCTCCAGAGCCTGGCGCCGATCATCTCCGCCCTGGCCGCTGGCCTCCAGCCGCTCGCCCAGGGCATCGTGGGCCTGTTCCAGTCGCTGAACATCTCGGCCGCCGCGCAGGGCCTCACGCTGCTGTTCCAGGCGGTCGGCCAGCTGCTGCCGTTGATCGGCCAGTTGCTGTCTGCGCTCGCACCGTTGGGCAACGCGATCCTGACGGGCATCCTGCCGCCACTACTCCAGTTGATCCAGCAGCTGGTGGGCGCACTCGTGCCGGTGATCGGCCAGCTCGTGCCGCTGGTCGCGCCGTTCGTACAGGTGTTCGTCGGTATCGCCCAGAGTTTCGTATCCCTACTCCAGGCCCTGCTCCCGCTGTTGCCTGGTCTGCTCCAGCTGGTCACCGCGATGCTGAACGTGTCCACCGTGCTGGAGGCCCTGGAGCCGCTGTTCACGCTGGTGGCCAACGTGATCACCGCGATTCTCCCCACGGTGACGCAGCTGGCCACCCTACTGGCGGCCGGACTGACGAAGGCGTTCACCGTGCTGGTGAGCGCGATCACGCCGCTGATCCCGATGCTGGGACCGATCTTGAACGTGGTGCTTCAGGCCCTGGTGACTGTGGTCCGCAACCTGGCGCCGGTGCTGTCCACCGTGGCCGGCATGATCGGCCAGGTGCTGGCCGCGGTGACGCCGCTGCTGCCGCCGCTGGCCCAGCTCGCGGGCGCGATCCTGGTTGCTCTGTCGCAGATCCTGGCCGCCCTGGTGCCGCTGCTCCAGCCGGTGATCTCTGCGTTCGTAGCTGTCCTGCCTGCGATAACGCCCCTGATCCCCCTGGTGACCCAGTTCGTTACGATACTGAGCGGTCTCTTAATTCCAGTGATCAACAACTTGCTACCGGTCGTGACGACGGTGTTCACCACGATCAGTAATGTGATCAAGGGCGTTATGCAAGTTGTGTCCGGAATTATCCAGGTTGTCCTAGGTTTGATCACCGGCAACTGGGGTCAGGCGCTGCACGGCCTGGAGTCGATCGCGTCGGGTGTCTGGAATACGATCAAGTCGTTGTTTACGGGTGCATTGTCCTTTTTGGCCGCTTCGGTGTCCAACGGACTACGCAGCGTAGCAGCGGTGTTCGGCGGACTGTTCGGCCAGATCCTGGGCGCCCTGGGCAACGTCGGCGGCTGGCTACTGGGCGTCGGTCGTGACTTGATCATGGGCTTGATCAACGGTGTCAAGTCCATGATCGGCTCCGCGGTGAACGCGGTGAAAAACGTCGGCAGCTCCATCGTCAGCGGGATCAAGGGCCTACTGGGCATCGGCTCCCCGTCACGGGTGTTCCACCAGTTCGGCCAGTGGCTGATCCAGGGCCTGGGTAACGGCATGACTGCCGCGACGGCCGGCGTAGTCAAGACGGTGAGCGGCATCGCCGGCCAGGTGGTCGATGCCTTCTCGCCGGCCCTGAACCTCACCGCCACCGCCACCGGCGCGGTCACCGGTGCCGCTACGGCTGCTGTCGCCGCGGTGGCCGGCTCGGCAGCACCATCCCCCACCCCCGCCAACAGTGGCGGCGGCACCGACCCGCAGGCGTTGCACGACGCCATCACCGACGCGATCAGCGGGTGGAGCGTGACGCTGTCCGCCCAGCAGGCCGCCACGGAGATCAACCGGGTCAATAAGAAAGCGAGCAACAACCGATGACCGGCGTGTTCTACGTGGGGCCGCTGGGTCGGCTGCTGTCTGTCCAGGTGCCCATCGAGGGCTACGACAGCCCCGTGATCGAGTTCGGCGCGCTGCACGAAGCACTGTCCGGCGCGCACACAAAGGACGTGTTCGGCTACAAGCGGGCGCCCACCATCCCCCTGGACGCGCTGGACCCGCGGGCGTGGTCCTGGTTCGAAATGATGTACCGCCAGGCCCTGACGCCGCCCTACTACCTGCTGGACCCACGCCGGCGTAACCGGCTGGGTGCTGCGGTGTCCACCACCCTGTCCGCCTGGACGAACAAGACAGGGATCTTTACGCCCAGCTCCGGCACGGCGGTGGCGGGCGCGGCCACCGCGACCCTGCTGCCCTCACCGGGTTACTCGACTCCGGCGCCATCCTCCGCGCTGGTCTGGACACCCACAACCGCGGGCACGCTGCTGGGCGAGAACGCCCCGGTGCCCTGCCTGCCGGGGGAAACGCTGTGCTTCTCCGCCTACACCCAGGCCGGGGCGCCGACGCTGGAGATCGTGCCTTACAACGCCGCCCTGGCACCGCAGACGCCGGCCACTGGTACCACAGTGGTATCAGGCACGCCGAACCGGTCGTACGTGACGTACACGGTGCCCAGCAACGGC